TCTGATCTCCTGAATACCATCCTGAGGTCTATTTTGATCAATTACCTTTAAGTAAAATAATTTTCCGTCAACATACCAATTCCTAAAAATTTCATGGCACTTCCTATCGAAGTCCATCATTTCTTTAATATGTCTAAATTCTGTGCGGATTAGATCTTTCAATCTATCCGTCGCATTTAAGTTTGTTAGTTCTATTTCTATAGGAGAGTCATAAAGATCACTGACAAGTGCTTCATTTACAACATCTTCAATGGCACTATCACACTCTGGGTGTAGTGCCATCTCTCTATATCTTTTTAATAAATCATACTCTGTTCTGTAGACCCCTTCAATATCTACAAATTGACCATAAAAACCACTGCTAATATAGTTGTCAACCCCGTCCTCGTTTGAAGGAGGGACGGGGGAAACAACCGATGGGGATTTTTTTACATTATCTTCAATAGAAAATCCAAAAAGTCTGGCCATAGTATATGATCTAAAACTGCGTATATTAACTATTTATCAGTTAATATCTACGCCACCCGCTTCAGGTGAATCACCCTTCATGGCTTCCCAGTAGAGGACTTGCAATTCTACTGTGAATTCTTGGATTGCATTACCCTGATCGTAAGATAGAGCAATAGCTGCAGTTGAAGTTGGGAACACATCATAGAAATGATATGCTCTCAGTGTTTCTCCATTGCGATCTAACTGATACACATATGCATCGGCAGTGTAATTATTAGGATCAAGTTCTCCTGTTCCATCAGAAACACGGTTGATTTTGTTGATCCAATTCTCAAACGCAGAACGAATTGCAAAGTCGGTATCGTTGATAACGGTGATTGTCCAACTTTCAAATGTTCTATCACCGGCAACTTTTAGACTTCTTCCTCTAAAAGGAACATCAATAAAAGCGACGTTTGATGCAGGTAAGTTTGCTGCCTTAACTAGGAATCTAGACTTATTGAGAACTTCATTCTCAACCTTTGCAATTTCTGGAAAAGCGAGAACACACTCAAAAAGATTACTCCTGGCACCACCACCAGTTAACTGACTTTTGAAGTCAGTTATTTTTCTGAGTGGTGGTGGATTGAATTGATTTCTTGTTGCCATGGTTTTTTAACCTCTTTAAAAATTTAATAACCTCTACTGTGCTGAATTAAACGTTGCCGATTACCTCTTCAAAGGATACGCCAGTTCTGGTAGCAACAAAGGTTAGACCAATGAAGTTGATAGACTTGGCAGGTTTGATGTAGATGTCTGCAACAAACTCATTGTTATCAATGACTGCAGAAGTGTTATTTGTTTGATCGCAAATAACTACAAAGTCATAAATTCCTCTCTTAGATTGAACATCTCTGAGGAAAGGTTCAACAATATTTACAAAGTTAGTTCTTGTAAGTTCATCATTAAACTCGAACAGTTGATCTCTTGCTGCAGCGGAAATTGCATCTTCGAGATAAACAAATAGACGACGGACGTTGATTCTATCGAATGCGGAAGACTTACCATATGCAGTCTTGTCACCAAATAATACAATACCAGCACCTGGAGAAAGGATGACTGGATTAATTCTATTTGAGTAGAGTTTATCTCTCTGTAATTTTCCGGGATTGTATGCAAGTTTAACTGCATTTAGGATAGTACCTCTTGCAGTTCCTGCGGGAGAGAACCATGGGAAGTTATTAATGTCATTGCGAGCACATGTACCAGCAATATCTCCATTCAGAGGGACGTATCTGAATGTATTATTAAATCTGTCATACATATACTTATAACCACTATCAAATATTCCGTATGTGGATGATGTGATAGGAGCAAAGAAATCAATTACATTTGTAGTAATTGTATCAATATCTTTAATTGTAACTTCAGATTGAACTGATGTGTCAGTCATCAGTGCTGCTCTATATGGTGAGATGAATGCAAGAGTATCTTGTCTAGATTCGGCAATAGCAATCAAGTTAGCAGCAAGATCTCTAGAATCATCTTGACTATGTGCAGCAGAACCCATCAAGAGGAAGTCAATTTCAGTATTCTCTTCATTTGTGAAGACATTATATGCAGTTTTCAACTCTGCAACAGTTGATGCTAATGCACCACTATTTGTTATATCACCTTGCCCATCATAATTCAATCCACCTGTAAGGAGATTGTGATAATTTCCTACTGTATTGAATACAATATCCTTTGCATCTTTATCCCAATCATAAGAAGACTGACTCAAGATTGTTGTCGTACCTGCTGCAAAACCTGTTGCTAATGTGGTACTAGGTGCTCCTAATCCAAAGATGTAATTTGAAGAAGATTGTAAGAATGTTCTCCAATAAGATGGACTTCCACTAGAGAAGTTTGCATCCTTTGCCTTTGAAAGTGCTAAATGCTTCTCTAAGACTGTTCCCGCATTTCCAGTTACTTCACCTCTATCATCAATTACAACTACATGAACTTCATCAAATCTTGCATTTCTTTCGGAAGCAAATTCTGATGTTCCAGGTCTAGTTGCTAAAGCATTCCAATCTAAAGTACCCTTAGAAAGAGTGATAGATTGGGAATCAAACCAGTCTTTTTCTGCAGTGTATGATCTTGCGTTTTCTTCTACACCTTCAGCAGTAATTCTTCCAGAAGAATCGGAAATTCCCAGTGATCCAGTAGCAGTGAACCTTAAAGTTCCTCTATCATAGTCCGCATCTACTTCTGTACCTGCAGCATCGATACGACTTAAAACTTTGACAGAAACTTGACCATCACCGACTTCAGTAACAAGACCCTTTAGATAAGAACCAGATAAATCAATTTGAGTTCCATCTGCAGTGTTATACTTACCAGTTAATGGTTGTGTAACTGCCATTCCGACTACAACAGCATTTGAAGTTGTGGTTGTTGAAGTAACGCCAAAATCAAATGTGGTTGTTATATTAGAAGATTGAAGGGATGCACTAGATACTGTAACAATACCAGCAGCACCACCACCAGGAACTGCGAGAACAGTTGTTCCAGCAGCAACAACACCAGAAATATCTGATCTTACTTCATCACCAACTTCAATACCAGTAGTATTTGAGAATAGAATGGTTGTTGCACTACCGACAAGTGTTCCAGAAACGTCTGCGACACCTCCAGAAGTATCAAAGGTGGTTGTTGTTCCTGCAGATGTGGTAATACCTGTTAGGATTTGGTCTGCTCTTGCATCAATAATTGCAACTCTAATGCCATTTGCCCAAGATCCTGGATTTTTGGCAGCAACAACTGTTCCACTTAGAGTAGATTCAGCATATCCTAGTTCTTCATAGTGTTCAACACTTTTAATTTTTGGATTAGTTCCGACAGCAGCATTTTTTAATGCCGTATCATCAGTTCTGACAACTTGAAGTGATCCACCATATGCAAGATATGATGATGAGACCATCCAGTACTCATAGTGCTTATCTGCACTATATGGTTTTCCAAATGTGTTTAAAAGATCGTTCTCATTTTGAATGAGAGTTGGTTCTCCGACAGGTCCTTGTGCAAAAGGTGCTGCAATAGCACCGACTGAAGGAGAAACGGGATCGATTCTTCCTACAGTTAAATCAACTTCTCTAACTAAAACCCCAGGAGATGCTAAGTTTAATGGCATCTTTGTGTTCTCCTACAAGTCCAAAATTTAACTAAAAATATTTAGGAAAAGGGGTACTTTCAGAGGGGAAACAATGCATGAACACTACCAATCAGGGTATTCCCAGTCTTTATGTGTTGGTTTACTCTTTCTATTGTTAACAATTCTTTTCTTTGTACATTCTTTACATTCATAAGAATATGAAGATGGAAAAACACCTCTAGATTTTCTTGTTCTGTAAAAATCATCTAATAAGTTTTTTGTAATACCACAAGATCTACATTTACGTTCATGAAACAATATGTGCTCTAGTTCAAATTCTCCTTCCAGATCCATTACATATAGTCCCACATGTAACTTCTGTCACCGTACTCATCTGTATGCCAGGTATCTCCATCTTTGTCCGTGAAAATGACATCATCTAGACCATCAGATACAAATCCAAATGGTGCCATGTCCTGTTCAATCTGATTTCTTTGTTCTTCATATAATCTTTTACGAACATCATTGTCAGTCATCTCTTTAAAGTAATCTTGAGCAACTACCCAAGAGAAAATAACAAGACACATTGCAAGGTCATCATTACAACCCTCTTCTGCTTCAAATGTATTACCCTTCTGTGCAAATGTTGTAAGTTCTGAAATAATCTCATAATCAGAAACTAAGATCTTGTCATCTTCTAAAAGTGTTTTTAAGTTTGAACAACCTAACTTTTTAACACCTGAAGTAGTTCTGACGCCAAGTTGCGATCTCTTACCACTAAACCCTTGACCAATAACCTGACCATTTCTACCTCTCATGGATGCCATGAGAATATTGGGATATTCCAAATCAAAATGTAAAATATTAGCTACTTGATCTCCAATATCATTGATCTCTACCATTATCCAAGCATTATTATATCCTTTTGCTACTTCCTCAATAATATTGGGAAATAGCATTGGTTTGATTTCATTATTTCTATACTTTGCTACTACCTTATATGGAAACTCTGTAATATCAAAAACAATAAATGCCGAATAGTCATTGCCCAATCCACGAGCAACGTCAACTGTCATTAGATAATTGTGTTCTTTTTTTACATGTTCATGAATATCGAGACCTGCATTCTTTTTGATAGGTTCTTGATATACAAGATTTCTTAGTTTTGCTGGATTGATAAGTGTATTAACTGATCCTAAGAACTCACACTCAAACTCAACCTTGAACTGTGCTTCAGATGTGTTGGCAATGGTCTGCTCCTTCCATGCAAGATCTCTTCCAGGAACTTCAGACCAGTGAACATCAGTTGGAACATACTCATTCTTACCTTTTTCCGCATCATGCCACATGCGGTAGAAATGATTCATACCCCTAGGGGTAGAAACAATAATTACCTTTGTGCTCTGTCCAGAAGAAATAGTAGGATAAACAGAGGCAAAGAAGTCATCAGCAATGTGATTCGGGATGAACGCGAACTCGTCAAGA